TCATTGTAGAGCCACGCCTCTAAGTGGTGTTGTTCAATAATAGCCCATGCGGGTGCGGTATTTCTACCTTTATAAGATACGCCTTCAGGCATAGCAATTTCTCTATCTGAGTCTAATTCGTGATAAGCCTCAATAGCCTCAATACATGGTAGCACCATGCTTTGAGGAACGGGCGGGTAATGATTAGCAGATAAGTGTATAGAGATAGCAGTAGATAAATCTAATCCTAAATCATAGTCAGCTAAATCATAAGCAAGATTACTCCCCATTTGATAACACCTCATTTCTCATTGACTCAATTTCGTCAATAGTTTCAATTAGTTGTCGAAACTCATCTTTACTCAATAGTGTTTTAGTAACACTATCTACGGCATTAGAGGCTATCATTGTCGCATACATAAACATAGCCTTAGCAAAATCATCTTGAGATAGATTATTTCTTTCGTGTGTAATAAATTGGGCAAGACCCATTGGCTCATCACCCATTACGGCATTTTCAGTTGCCTGAATAAGAGCAGTTGCGGTTGCTATCATTATTTTCCTTTCGTTTGTTGTGGTGGGTAGATTATACACCTACCCACCGACATTACTAGACTAGGCAGATTAGAGCCTGCGAAGCCCCATCATTTATTCTGTCTAATTCTGATAGCAATTCGTCACGGGTAAGAAGTGACGGGTTTCCAATAATCTCATGAACGGCTTGAGTGTTCATGATAGAAAACATTTCTGTAGGCATTCTTTCTATTTGTGGATAGAATGAGCCTTGTGGGTCAAGCATAGAAACAAAATCTACGCCATCAACGGAGAATGGGTATTTTACCCAGTTAGTTGTATCTAAAGACATTTATTTTTCCTTTCGTTTGTCGTTAGGTTAGTAATTATACATTAGATTACTGACATTTTCCATTTTAGTATCGGCGTGTCGCAAATTATTTTTTGTGATAGATCTCACAAAATCCAGGGGCATTTTGGACTTGACGTAACGAGCTCGGCGCCCCCACAGTTTTTGCGGGCGCCCTTACCTAATCCCAATTCATTTGTTTTCAAACATTTTTTTATGTTTTACTTTTCGTGAATAAGTTTTTTTAGATGGAATTGGTTGCGCCGCATTACTACGGCGCAATTCCAAAACTTTTCTAATGCGAGGTAAATTTTGGAACATGATAATTACTCGCAGAATAAAATTTTGTTGCGTCAAATTTTGGATTATCTTTCGCAAACATTAGCGCAAAATCTACCACCATTTTAGAAAAAACTGCTGGGTGAGTTTTATCTGAAACATAGTTTAGAATTTCGGCGGTTGCCACATAGTCTTTTCTAGTCATCATTAGTTATCTTCCTCGATTTCAATATCTTCATAGATAAACTCTACATAGTTATCATTTCCGTCATCTTTTAGATTTGTGTAGATAACAATTTGTCCGTCTAAATCTTCCTCGATTTGGTAATCAGGAGCAATTTTAGCGAGAGCGGTTCTGAATTTATAGCCGTTCATTAGTTATTTTCCTTTACATCTTGAACATCAAAAATTTCAAAGTTTTTTACATAGTGTTCAGGTAGTTGATACATCAACGCCCTAAAGTGTGATACCGCTTGAAGTTCGGTATCAACATCATCAACAACATAAGAGATTAGTAGATTTTTTTTCATTTAGTTTGCCTTTCGTTAGTTTGTTTATTTTATCATACACCACCGACATTAGTCGGCTTCTGGTGTATTGAATAGCCCTAAATCTGATGAGTCTTGATTACAATCGCAAGGGTCAATATTCCAATCCTCATTACCGCCATAATAAAGATAACCTTTGCCATAGCAAGTAGAGCAATCAAAAGAGAGAGTTTGAATTAGTTTCATTTAGTTTTCCTTTCGTTCTGTTTCGGTAATTGTAGCATTGACCACCGACAAAATTTTCTCGGCGTTTTCTTTAGCCTGCGCCTTGCGCTGGGCTTGAATAAAGTTTCTGAATTCGATCAAATCCATTTTAGTTTTCCTTTCGTTTAGTTAGTTGTATTATAGCGGAGGGGTCTGACATTTAGTCAGAAACCCGAACCGCAACAGTTGCCCATTTATCTTGAAGCGAACCCGTAGGGCGGAAGCGAATTGAATAGGCTTCGTAGCCCTCAGATAAATAAACATCATCACGCTTAGAAGCGTAGTTGATAATTCCGCCATTGAAGCGGCGAGCCAATGAAGTTGGCGCATAGTATTGGTCAATTAGTAAATCGACAATTGAATAACTTCTCATTAGTTTTCCTTTCGTTGTGAGAGCGATTTTAGCAAATTTTGGCGGGATTATCAAATCGACACGCCGTATTTATCTATCTAATTTTCCTAATTCATAGGCATTATTTAGAGGGCGAGGATTGCGATTAGCAAAAGACATTTCATTCATTAGACGAATTCTTTCCATTTCCTTAGCCCGTTTTTTATCTTGAGCATCTTTTATTTCTTGATAATTCATTAGATAACCTCACATTCGCATTTTTCTGTATAATCAAACTCGCAAAAATAACAACCCATGAACTCACCATGAGGCTCGCAATACATTTTTATTACTTGCTCATCACAACAGAAAAAACTTTCTGTTGTTGAATAATAATTTTCATTTACTTTTATTTTAGTGTTAGTCATTTTTAGACCTAACCTTTCTTTTTGTTATGCCGTAATTATAGCGGAAGCCACCGACAATTCTCTACTTACTATTGAGTAATTCCATACTTTGAGACGCTCAAGCTATGTGATAAAAATCACACAATTTCGGGCGTGTCGCAAAACTAGGGGATTGTGGATAACCTACGTAACCCTGTGGATAACCCCGCAATTGTTGCGGGCGATCTCAATATTGTCAAGGCGACACGCCGTGTTTATGATGTGATTAGCAACACAAACACGAAGCCTAAGCCTATACATAGACCTAGAAGGGCGGCGGCATGGAATAGATGTATCATTTAGAACACCTCTCGCAAGGCTCTATTGTATATTCATGCCTATCACCTACATACACAATACCCCTACCATAACACATAGAGCATTTATTCTTAGGCATATAACTCCTCCAATTCATCCATTTCCATTTCTTCATCTTCTAATTCTAGCATTTCCTCTAGAGATAACTCAAGCGGTTCATCATCATAGTATTCTATAGCGTATCCGTGCTGAATACTTTCATACTTATATTCTGTTTTATTGTTATCAAATGAATACATTTATTTATTCCTTTACTTTCTGTTCTTCCATATTTTATACGCTACCACTGACACCGCTACAATTCCCATTAGTAGCCATGATACGGAGGCGTAGCCTTGTGCTCCGCTAATTGTAAAGCCGTATCCGTCTAGTGTAATTCTTAGATATTCGTCCATTTTATTTTATTCCTTTTGTTTAGTAGGTCTGCGTCTTATTTGCTAGGCTCACCCTTGCGGTTTATTTGCTAGGCTCATACGCTTTTATTTAGTTTTTATCTTATGTCGTTAGACTATCAGATAGGACTGACAAAGTCTAGGTGACACGCCGTTAGGCGTGTGTGACTTAGCCCACATGGGCTACCGCTAAGGTGCGGTATTCATCTAGACCGCCATTAGCAGGGCGGACACGCACAAGATACGCATCAGCATCGTCATACCACACGCTAGGGCGTGGCTGAGCATCTTCAATGATGCCAACAATGGAGCGGCTACGATAAGCCTTACCTACTAGGAGAGATTCAATTGAGTATAAGTTAGACATATTTATATTCCTTTCAATTTGTTATATCTTTATACTACACCCCACCACTGACAAATTCAAGGGGGCAAATAGGATAATTCGGACATCTGTGATGTGTTTCACATGAAACATTAGTGATACTAATCACATTATGGGCGCACTATCCGAAATGTCCGAATTCCCTAGATAGTGCATCATACAAAATAAATCTATATTAACATTTTTATAAATCTAAATTGTAGTCGACTAAAAATTAGGTTGGTGTATAATGTATTTATGACAACAGAAATTAAATCGTCAGAAAGACTTTACACTTTAGTCAGTGAAAAAATCGGAGATAGCCCAGTATTCTTCTTAAATCATGGCTATAGCCCAGTATATCCTGAATTTGAAAACATGCCATTTAGACATCAATTAAGCTTATACAAAAAGTGTATAGAAGGAATAGATATAGAAAATAAAACAGTTTTAGAAGTAGGATGTGGAAGAGGCGGGGGATCAAAATGGATATCAGATAATTATAATGTAGATATGCATGGATGTGATGCAACTCCAGTTCATGTTTCTATTTGTAAAAATAATGAAAAAGAAAATTTACATTATAAGTTTGGCAGAGCTGACAATTTACCATATGAAACAGAATCCATAGATGTTTTGATTTCTATAGAAGCTTCTCAAGCGTTTGATGATCTTGGATCTTTTTTTGAATTAGCTTTTTATAAAATAAAAGAGGGCGGAAAAATTTCAATAATGGATGTTTATGGCATAACTGAAAGAGCACAGCTTAGCGGCATGAAAGGTCTTGAAAAATATAAACAACTAGCTGAACTTTGGTTTCAAGATGTAGAAATAGAAATTGTTACAGAAAATGTTAAAGATGCTTGCAGACAAGATGTTGATTTAATGCAACAGTATATAGAAAATTCAAATGTGGCAGAATTTATGTCACAAATTTCTGGAGAATCTTATAGAAGATACAACAATGGAAATAGAGGATATTTTAAGTTGACTGGAACTAGAATTGCAGAAAATGTCGATTTTAACGAAGACTGGTCTACTGTATATAAGAATATATTAAATAGTTAACACATATAATATAAAAATAAAACTATTGACTTTGATAAAAAGTAAATGATACACTTATGTTTGGTTTGTGGGGGCTTACACTGGAACTCAATATGTACCAGATACTACAACCTCTAATCTCAACATTGTAGCAATTTTTTCAATGGGGGGAAAGGGGGGCTTTCCTAAAATCTAATATCCCCAGATATCAATATATAATATATACTATAATAGATATATGGAAACAGCTTTCTTTATTGGATGTATATCGGGAATAATATTAATGGGATTTGCTTTACTATCATCTTTTAATGAATATGATAACAACAAGTGGAAAAATAAAGGGTATTGATGAAAAACGTAGTAATAACTTCCCCAGCAGGATCTGGACAAACTTACTCCTTGAGACTTATTAGACACTCCTTTCCCAATATAGACGAGTATGTAAGAGTTTATGGATCTGGACATGAAAGACAAGATGTAGAAGTTGAAATTCCCCAATTGGTAATATTAAGAAACCCATATGATGCAGTTGCTTCTGGAGCTGAAAGATGGCTAAATACATCAAACCATAAACCTTTTACAGGAAGAACCTTATATGATATATCTGATGAATATAATGTAAAAGACCAAATAACCTGTGAGGCCCGCCGATATTTTGAGTTTTTAGATGGAATAGAAAAATTAAATCATGTAAAAATTGCTAAATTTAGAACTTTAACTCATGATCCAGAATTATTTAATGATATAGTTCAGTCACATTTTGAGCTAAACGATAAGGTTATTAGAGTAAAAGCAACAGAAGAAGTTATAAAGAAAGCTTTTGATTCATTAGTAGAATTAGGTGAAGGAAATAGAATTCCTAGAGAAAAAAGTGAGTCTAGGCTTTTAATAGATAACTGGATCTCCGAAATGTTTGATAAAGATACGTGGGATTGTTGGGGAGCATACATGAAAACATTTCAAATATCAATTTAAGATATAATGTCTTCTAATTTTCGGTTCACTTCCGCCCGCCGCACTTTTCACTTAATTAATGTAATATTGTATTAATTCTCTACCATATCTTTAAAAAAGTGTTCAGCTAAAGCTTCTCCTTTTAATCCAGATTCCTGATACTTTTTAATTAACTCAGGGGTAAACTGAGGATTCTGTTTTAACGGAGACATCCATATCAATTCATGTTCTGCTGACTTGTCTCCTATTTGATTGTAGTATTCAGGTGTTTTGTAATTGTAGAAAGTACCAGGATTTTCGTCTGCTTTAAGTACAAAATTAGAGTAAGCATATCTTATTCCAGACTTTACTTCTCTAACTCCATGTGCGTAATCTGCAAAAGCACCATGTATCACAACATCTCCCTTTTCAGGCTTATATTCAAAACAAGGTCCATCAAAATTATCTTTTTTCATTGTTCCATCTGGATGCATATTTGGATAAAATATTTCTCCGCCTTCCCAGTCTCCAAAATATGCTACTAGGCCATAATCTATTATGCAGCATGTTTTAAACACGTCTACTTGTGACAGCAAATGGCAAGAGTTCTTTCCAGGAGAGTCAGAATGTATAAACATGCCATTATCTCCAGGTTTAACCTTTAAAAAGTTTCTACATGGGTGAATTACGTACTCTGGGTATATCAGCTCGCTTATGTACTCCCAAAGGTCTATTGTACCTTTTATTGGTAGTGTTGTTTTTTCAGCATACCAATCAATAAGAGTGTCTTGATAAATTGTATTTACATTTTCTTGTTCTTTTAGCTGAGATTCAATGCTATTTATCATTTCTTCGGGAATTATTTTTTTAAAAACAAAAACACCAGTTTTTGTGCCATAGGGGTCTATAGAAGAAACTAAGGTAGTGCATTCAGGTTTATCGTAAAACATTTTTATCTCTCCAAAATAATATTTTATTTTTTGTGTAAATTAAAAAAGATTCTATTTTTCTTTCAGCATTACAATGCTCTTCGTTGTAGTGTTGTGTTTGAAAATAAGGAGAGTACATTGTTTTGCTAAAATATCTTTTAGGTCCATTTATCATGGTACTTCTGAAACCTCTTCATCTGAAAAATCTTTTAGCGCTTCAACAATTTGAAAAGCTAAAAAATAAGATTTTGCTATAGTGAAATCAGGAGCGGTCATTCTTATTAACTCTGCCGCTTTTTCTACTTTTTTATTAGTCATCATTATGATTATATTATACCATCAGTAAAACAAAACCCTGCGAGAGGCGGATCTCAGCAGGGTAATGTCGTAGTATATATTATACTACTTAAGCAAATCGTTTGCAACAAGAGATTCGTAGACTTCTGAAATAAGGTATTGTATTGCCATCATACCCTCCTGAATCTTAACCTCTGTTTCTTCAGCGGTCATGCCAGAATTTATTCCTAAATATCTATTAGCTTCTACAAATTTATCTGTCATTATTTTCAATACAGACTCTTTATTCATTTCCTTCTCCTTGGTTTTTATATGATGGGGCTGGGCCCAAAAGAAATCCTTCTTGATGATATTCTACCATTTTAGATATTTGAAGTCTAGACTCATCGTCTTTGGCAATTAAATTTGCTACTAGGGTTAGCATGTCATATACCCTATGAAGCATAATATAGTTAACTAAAGGTAAATTGTCCTCTAAAGGCTGATTTTGTAAATTTTCTTCATTCAACATTTTTTAACTTAATATCTTTTATAACGTCATCTAGTGATGATCCATTATCATTATGCCATTTTAAATATTTTAAAAATACGGATATAGCATTGGCTGCTAAAAATTCAGTATTCATGTGTATACAAGGGATATTTCTTGCCACCGCCCTAACTAAGTCTTGGTCTAAATCAACTCTTTCCATAAACAAACCTTTCCATGTTTTTATATAAATGAATTCCAATATATTTTTTGTAATCGCAGGAAAGACAATATACGAATATCTGCTCTTCTTCATCGGTATTTGCAAAAAGAAGGCCTTGATCCAATGGACAATCCATTTGTGGAACAAGACCCTCTTTTGAAAGAGTTAAATATTTAGATACTATTTGTATCTTCAATTTATCTCCTTACTACTTTGGAAATTGAATTATCAATTTCTTTGCTTTGTTTATAGAATTAGGCCAAGATGACCAATTCTTACCGCCTTGAGTCATATAATACGTTATCTCTGCGTTTATGACTGGATCAAATAAAAGTACATTTGATCTCAATTCGAATTTCTCTTTACGATCTGTGCCAAGAGTTCCTAGCATATTGATCTGAAAAATTCCGTAGGAACTGTCTCCAGTATTCCTGTTGCCATTATATGCCATAGGGCGTCCATTAGACTCCGCTTTAGCAATGGCCCACGCCATTTTAAGGGCGTTTCCTTCAAAACCTACATTCTTGAGTAGAGTTACCAACTCTTTGTCTGTAAGCATTTCTGAAGGCTTGTATACAGTATTGCTGAATTTTTCCAGCGTTTCTCTTTTCAGTTGTGCTTCATTTTTCGTCTCTGGTTTTACAACCAAAGCTTTGGCTGGTGTTGAATTTATAACTGGTGAACCAGAATATAAAAACATTAAACCAACCGCTATCGCAACATAATGATGTAAAACATCACTAAGTTTTTCTTTATTCTCCATTGGCATTTCCTCCATTAGAGATAACGGACTATAATAATAACATTGTTTTATAATACATGTCAAGTTAGTTGACTAAAATATATAAATAAAAAAAATAAAAAGTCTTCACATGGGGAATTATTTTTGGTAGAATTGACTTCTTAATTAAAATTAATTAGCCAAAAGGCGGAAAAGGTGTATATAATGTCAAAAACTATTGAAAACCCATATGAAAATTTCATTGCTTTATCTAGGTATGCAAGGTGGATCCCAGAGGAAAGCCGTCGTGAAACATGGGGTGAAACAGTAGATAGATATTTCAACTTCATGCTAGAACATCTTGCTAGTAATTATAAATATACTCCTGATGTAAAACTTATTGAAGAATTAAAGAATGCTGTATATGATAGAAATGTAATGCCTTCAATGAGAGCAGTGATGACAGCAGGTGCTGCTCTTGACAGAGACCATGTTGCAGGGTATAACTGCTCATTTGTTCCAGTAGATAATCCAAGATCATTTGATGAAACAATGTATATTTTGATGTGCGGTACTGGTGTTGGATTCTCTGTTGAATATAAGTATGTTAATAAACTTCCTTCTGTTCCAGAATCATTCGAGAAGTCTACAAGCACAATTGTGGTAGAAGATTCAAAACAGGGTTGGGCAAAAGCGTATCGTGAATTGTTAGCAATGCTTTGGGCTGGTCAGATTCCAGCAATTGACGTGTCTAAACTACGTCCAGCTGGAGCACGTTTAAAGACCATGGGCGGAAGATCATCTGGGCCACAACCTTTAATTAACTTATTTGATTTTACAATTGCAAAGTTTAAATCAGCAGCAGGACGTCAGTTAAAGCCAATAGAGTGCCACGATATTATGTGTAAAATTGGAGAGGTAGTTGTTGTTGGAGGAGTTCGTAGATCAGCAATGATATCTTTATCTAATATAAATGATATTGAAATGGCTCAGGCAAAATCTGGTAATTGGTGGGAAAACAACTCACAAAGATCTTTATCAAACAATTCAGTAGCATATTCTCGCAAACCAGAAATGGAACAGTTTATTGCTGAATGGAAAAATTTATATGATTCTAAATCTGGAGAAAGAGGTATTTATAATGTCAAGGCTGCACAATCACAAGCGTCTAAATATGGTAGAAGAGATCCTGATATTCATTATGGTACCAATCCTTGTTCTGAAATCATTTTACGCCCGTACCAATTTTGCAATCTCTCGGAAGTCGTCATTAGAGAAAAAGATACTAGAGAAAAAATAACAGAAAAAGTAAGACTTGCCACCATCTTAGGGACATGGCAATCAACACTTACAGACTTTAAATATCTTCGTAAAATCTGGAAAGACAATACGGAAGAAGAGCGCTTGCTGGGAGTTTCTTTGACTGGACAATTTGGACACACCTTTATGTCAGGCAAAAAGGGATTGGATCAATTGGAAGTATATTTAACAGAATTAAGAAATGCAGCAAGAGAAACAAACAAAGAGGAAGCAGAAAGAATTGGTATTAGCGAATCTGCTGCTATAACATGCGTCAAGCCCTCTGGAACAGTTTCTCAACTAGTTGGCGTATCATCTGGCATGCACCCTTGGCATTCCCCATATTATATTAGAACAGTTCGTGGAGATAAAAAAGATCCACTTTCAACATTTTTAAAAGAAGTCGGAATTCCTTGTGAAGATGATTTTATGAAGCCAGATCAAACTTATGTTTTTTCATTTCCAATAAAAGCACCAGAAGGTGCAATTGTTAGAGATGATTTGACTGCTATTGATCATTTAAATACTTGGCTAGTATATCAACGTGCATGGTGTGAACATAAGCCATCAATTACAGTATCAGTAAAAGAAGACGAATGGATGGATGTAGGTGCTTGGGTCTGGAAACATTTTGATGAAGTTTCTGGAATTTCATTTTTACCACATTCAGATCATTCTTATAAACAAGCTCCATATCAAGAAGTGACAAAAGAAGAATATGATGAGTTGGTTTCCAGAATGCCTAAAAATATTCGTTGGGCAGATTTATCTTTTTATGAAACAGAAGATGGAACTACTGGAACACAATCTTTAGCATGTACATCAGATGGAAATTGTGAACTTGTGGATATTTCAGCTTAGGGGTATAATAATATTTAGGGTAATACCCTATTCCTGGGCAACCCGCCCAGAAAATAAGGAGGTCTTATGAAAGAAGATCTTAATAATGATGGAAAGGTAACAATGCAAGAAAAAATTCTAGCAGCATTAGCAAGCTATGGTCGTCACTTTTTAGGTGCCGCTATTGCTTTGTATATGACTGGAAATACTGACCCAGGAGATTTAATTAAGGGTGGTATCGCAGCCTGCTTACCAGTTATTTTAAAGGCATTAAATCCAAACGAACCTAGCTTTGGATTTACAAAGAAGGCATAATTTAGTAGTAGATTAGGATTGCTCCTATGCTAAAATTAAGCATAGGAGTTTTCCTATTTTAGGGGTATTAAATGGCTGCACAAAAGAATTTTCAAGTTGATCAGAATGCAACTTTTAATTTTGAGGTTCAATATCTTGATGAAGATGAGAACCCAATACAGCTTCATTATCATACCGCAAAAATGCAAGTAAGAGATACACAGGGCGGGAAAAAAATAGCTTTTACATTAACAGAACAAGATGGCATAACAATTAGCCCAACAGAAGGAAAGCTATCAGTTTCCATATCAGCAGATAGAACAAGTAAAATGTTTTATCCTAAATCAGCATATGATTTAATTTTAATAGATCCTAGTGTAAATAAAACAAGGCTTTTGGAAGGGTATATGACTCTTAATAGAGCGGTGACAATTTAATGGGAACACGTTTAATAGTAAATGAAGATAACCCCTTAGTAGTTGTCAGAGCGTCTGGAGCACCAGGAAGAACAATTATTAGCGGAGAGGGAAACCCTCCAAATAACTTAGGTGTTCCTGGAGATTTTTATTTTGACGAGGTTTCCACTAGGTTTTGGGGTCCTAAAAATTCAACAACTAATACCTGGAATATAAATGACAGCTTTATACTAGATAAGCAAATAGCTTTAACCCATTCTTGGGAACTTGCACAGCTTAGCGGCCCTACAGACGGGGTATATTCTTTAGAAATAACACATAATTTGGGCTTTCACCCAAATGTCACTATTAAGACAAGTGGTGGCGACATATTAGAAACAGGAATAGACTATAATAGTCTTAACAAAATTACACTGATAATGGCACAGCCATTTTCAGGGACAGCTTATCTGTCTTAAAGGGAGTGAAAAATGGCAAGAAAATTTTTGGTTAGCATTGACTTAAATAAAAATGAATTACTCAATGCACGAATCCAGAACTTAGGGTCAGAACCAAGCAACCCAGTTACTGGTCAAATTTATTACAATTCAAACGATAACTTACTATATTTTTGGAATGGATCAGAGTGGTTAACTGCATCTGGTGATTTTGGCCAAGGAAATTATACTACCAGATTAAAATTTGGCGAAGCAGTAGACCATGGAACATCACCATATGTTGCTAGAGCAGATCATAAGCATGATGTAGCAGACATAATTGGTACCGCAAATCAAATTACGGTTACAAAAGCTGTTAATGGAAATGCAACCCTTTCAATTCCATCTCAACTAAATGTAACTGATATCGATGCAGCAACATTAGATACAACTGGATCAGTTGATATTGGCGGAAATCTTGAAGTTACAGGAACATCAATACTTAACGGTGCAGTTAATCTAAATAGCACATTACATGTAGATGGAGCAACAGAATTACAATCAACACTAGATGTAGACGGCGCAACTACATTAAATAACACATTAACAGTATCTGGACTTACAACACTAAATAATAATTTAGATGTAACTACAGGAACATTACATGTTGGTGGAGCTACAGATATTGATTCTACTTTAAATGTAGATGGAGACGCAACTCTTCAATCAAGCTTGACCGTGCAGGGTGCAGTTTCAACTAATGGAACTCTTACCGTAGCAGATACTTCAACATTTAATGATAATGTTCAAATAAATGGAAGTTTAGATTTAAATGGTAACTCAGACATATCTGGAACACTTGATGTTACAGGTGCAGTAGATCTTGGAAACACATTAGACGTAACTGGTGCAGCCACATTCAATTCGTCTATTATTGTAGATGGATCAGCTACATTTAATGGAGAAGTTACTGCAGTATCTAACTTAGAAGTAACAGGAAGTACCGACCTAAACGGTGGATTAGATGTTACTGGAGATACATCAATAGGCGGAAACCTTCAAGTTAATGGAAACTTAAATGTAACAGGATCCATTAACTCTGTAAATACTACTCAGGTTAATATATCAGACAATGTAATTAACTTGAATAGCGATATGCCAGAAGATCAGCCTCCCTCTGTAGACGCTGGCATTAAGGTACATAGAGGAACTGAAAATGATGTTCAAATTCTATGGAACGAATCAGATGATAAGTGGACATTGTCTAATGATGGTGTAAATTATCATGAGATAACAAGAAAATATAAGACTACACTTAGCACATCAGCTACAACATATTCTATATCCCATAATTTGGGTACAAAAGATGTTGTTGTACAAATTTTTGAGGTTGCTTCTCCATATGCACAAATAGAAGCTGATGTTGAGCATACATCAACATCAACAGTTACTATTAAGTTTGCTGTAGCACCTTCAGCTGGAGAGTATAGAGTAGTAGTAATCGGATAGGAGTTTAATAGTGGCTCGTAAATTTAAATCATTATTAAACTTACTAACATTAGAAGAAGACCCTACATCTGGCAATGCTGGTGATGTTTATTTTAATGTTATAAGTAAAAACATTAAAATTTATAATGGTTTATCTTGGATTGATTTAACTCCAGGCTCTACAGATCCCGCTCCATTTTATAT